CAGGCTGATAGTGCGAGCGGTCTGTAGTTTAGTGGCGGACACCGCGTTGGCATTCGCGTTGAGTTTCAAATTCAACGCCGCCTGTTGTGCGGTTGATACCGGCTTATCCAAGTCGCTGGTGTTATCGGCATTACCTAACCCAACCTGCGCCTTAGTGACGTTGTGCGGGTTTGCCATATCCGCCTTATGCGCTTCGGTATTATCCCATACACCCGCGATGCCACCTGCGGTCATACGCATCTCGATGGGCGTTGCGGCCGACCAATTCTGCGCGGTAGTCCCCTCTTGTGCGCGAACTACCGTTAGGTTATTGCCACTCACCCCGGTGACTTTCACAATCTCAACTGCGCCAGACGCGCGGTTCAATAAGGTCATCACATAGAACTCGTCAACCGCTAGTGCGGCAGGCGGAGTATCGACGGTGATTGTGGTATACCCGGCGAAGATGGAAAACGACAGGCGAGAGGAGTAGTTGTTTAGGAACTTTTGTTTCATTGTTCAGTCACCACGATAAGGAAATTTACTTCTTTTGTACGGCCGCCCTTAGTATTGGCCAGTACCTTAAACGGATATGTATTGCCGGACGTACCGCCGCCGACCCAAACCTTCACTCGGTCGTTGAATAGTTCTTTACCTTGGAACACGATGTCGGAATTGGCGTCGTAGACAACCGTAGCTGAATCCACTTCGTCCCCGGTGGGGAGCCAGTCAGCTAATACAATGTCATAATCCAGTACGTCCTCGTCGGACTTCTTAAAAACTTTCACTTAGACCTCCAATGTTCTATCTTGTGCGTCGACCGACAGCAATCTATCTACGGCAAATACTGTGATAGTGCGGGTAGTAGGCGCTGACTTACTTGATGCGCGCAGGTAAGTTTCCCAGTACAACTCGGCAACCATAGTTGCTGTAGCGAACTGGGTGCGCTTCGCGCGAGATGTCAGAACTACTTCTGCTTTCATGTCGGTGCTGAACGGACGTACAGCGTACGCACTGCTAGTTGCCTGTGCCTCCCCGAACAAGTCGGATGCTACTTCGGCCTTACGCACGCCGTTGAATACTGCTTCACCCAATGTAACTACAGATTGCGAGCCTGCCTTCACCCAGCGTACCCATACAGCATCTACCGTGGCGGTAGCGTACATATCCGTCGTAGGTCTAGCCACCTTGTATGCAGTTACACGTCCGCCGGCCGATTGTAGTAGGCCGTAGCCATCGACCAAGGTTGACGCATTACGGCTACGCAACCCAAGCGCAGTAACCTCCGCCTCGCCAGACAGTAGACTCCCGGCATCCACTAAACGCACTGGGTCTGTTACGACCAGACCCTCGCCTGCAATATCAGTACCCGCTTTGGCGAATCGAATCGCGCTAGTAGACGCCGACAATTCCGCGTACATATCGCAGAAGGCCGCGCGTGCCGGTACGAGATATGGCATGAAGTCAGCCGTGACATACATCACAGACTTAGCGGCCTTGCGGTTGAACGCGTCGGCGGATAATTCAACAGCGGTATCGACAAGCTGTACGTTAGAGATTGCATACCGAACTGGCGCAGTAACCAATTCCGCGGTTGCCTCTTGGACTGCATAGGCACTGCGGTATGTAACTCCGGCGTGTGTATAAGACGCGAACGCTAATACGTCGGCATCGGCAGTGATTGCGCTTAGTCCAGCCGCATAACGTGTGGCATCGGCGGTTATATCTACGTCACCGACCGTACCGGTAGCTAGACCTGCGCGGCGGACGAATGCCCCGGCAGTGAACTCCCCTTCCACCGCCAGCGTAGAGAATCCCATCTTGTCGTTGGCGTAGTTCCGTACCGAGGCTATACCATTGAAATAGCTTTTCGCCCGTACGAAATTGACACGGAACGTATTGATACGCGCCATGTCAGTGGTAAGTTCCGCGCGTCCGAATATGGTGCGTGGGTAGGCGTATGGTAGGCGCTCACCCAGCGCAGTAAGTTGTGCCTCGCCGAATGAATCGGCGGCGAGTGCAGATATGATTTGGACGCCAGTGGCCGTGACAGTTGCCTCACCATACAGTGAGGATGTCGGGTATGCCGTCAGTGTGGCCGAAGCTGTAGAGTCGGCAAGCGATACTACCGCCGTCTGCGGATGTGCAAAGCGTAGTGGCGTATCGGTTAAGTAGGCATCGCCATATAGCGACGCCAAAGAATTCGCGTAGCGCAGTGCGTCGGCCGATGCTTGGGCTTCCCCTGCGATAGAAGAAGTTGGCTTGGCTAGACGCAGTGCGCTGTTGGTAACGGACGCCTCTGCCGTCACCGAAGTGGCGACATACAGGGCTACCCCGGCGAAGACGCCGTGGAGGATTGCGCTGTTAAAGACGTCCCTATTCATAGGCTACCTCGATTAGCGGATAGCGATGTTGATTGCGCCGATGTCGTAAGACAATACGTCGCCAATCTCCAAAGTCTTGGTGCTAGTCAACGCGTTATGGAACAGCAAGTTGCCGCCAGTAGCCGCGTCGAATAGACCGACGTGAGTGATAGTCACTGTGCCGTCTGCGATTGGAGGGAACTGTAGTAGCTTCGCGTTAGATGTCTGACCGTTAGACGGTGCAGTCCATCCAGTGGAAACTGCGTCACCCAAGGCAGCGTCGACACGAGCGTAGTTCGAGTCCGCCAACTCTAGGCCGGTGTTGGCGTCGGTTGGGTCAGACGTGAACAGTGCCACGTAGATAGTTGAAGGTGCGACAAGTGATTGACCACGCAGAATGGCGTTGACAATCTTATCTTCCATATAGTCACTAAAATGTGCCATAGTTCTTAATCTCCTAGATTAAAGTTTAAGATTGAGCCACTGGAGTGGCGCCTTGCACACCCAGCGAAGAAAGGAAAGTTTGGTAGGCCGAAGCCGACCGTTGGTCATTGGCCGCGTAGTCAGCGTCTTTCTGGTACGCACGATATAAGATGTAGTCAAGAATGGCCGGGGCGTATCTATCGTCCAACTTAATCGTTCCAATGTTCGTTGTATGTGGAGTAGGCACCGAGGAGAACACCACCTCGATAGATGCTCCAGCAGATGGCGGATACACATAGAAGACTTTCGGGTCTGCATCCACCACATAATGTTCAATAGTCGCGCTTGGCGTAGCGGCGTGCCAATCTGGTATCTGGTCGTCCAGAATATCGCGCGCCACTTTGCGTACCGCCCGTCCGTTTAAATTACGAATGACGGACAGGAACGCAGTCCCCTCGGTAGGGATATACTGCTTAGACCCGTCGACTAGCGTTAGCGTCGAGGTCTTAGCATTGGCATCCGGGCGAACCAGTACGATTTGTTGGTAGGCTTCGTTCAGCCAGTTCAACAATTCAGCCTCCGACCAGCGGATGTTGGTTCTATCCTGAATGACAGTCGAGGCTTTCTCGATTAAACTTTGTACGGTCGTAACTGCCATAATTAGTCCTACTAATTTTTTACTTGTATTTTACACGAAAATACTGTATTGAAAAGCATTATCTTAGCCCGACTAATTACATAGTCGGAGCCTGTCCATTCTCGATAGCGATGCGTCGTTCTACTGTTCGTTTGCCATGTGCATCGGCCATCTTGTTCGCCCCGAAGTAAACGCCGGCGGCGAGTAGCGCGTTATCGACATAGCCCTTCGGATTATCTGCGATACTCATTGCCATAGACATGGAAGGAATCCAGTTCTCCATCGCTAAGAATCCACCCGGGCGTTCCAGCATACCGATGTATGGTGACAGTGCTGTGGCCGATTGCAGTGTAGTGCTCGCCAATGTGCCTGCCATATCCACGCCGGTCATGTTGAATAGATAGTGCGGAGGTGTTTGCGTACCCATCAACGCCGCCGGTAGGCCGTAAGCGATGGCGTGCTTGACGCCGAGTCCTAGCATACCCGTCGACATACCGATAGTCAGTAGCCACGTCGCTTGTGATGCGGCGTCTTTATAGTTACCGTCTTTCAGGTTGTCCGTGATGCGTGGTAGGAAGTGACGGCCCGCCGCGTAGAAGAATCGCTTGAACTGCATCGCCAATTTACCAAGTGGTGTATCTGCCCAGAACGGTAAATCGCCCGGGTTAGCGTGGAGCACCCGGCTCTTTTGCCATTCGTACATGAACTTGGTGATGGCTTCTGCGGCTTGCGCGTGCTCGGCAGAATCCAACTGGCTAGGCTTGCCGGCGTCGACCCATGCTTTGTACTGCTCGGGGCTAATGCCCATCTCTTTGAACGCACGCCCATACTCGGCACGAGTAGCGTCACTCATACCGTCTTTGGTCATCGCTTCATAGGCCGCTTCCAGATACAACTCTGCGCCGCGAAGTGCGGTCATGCGCATGAAGTTGTTCCACATATGCAGACCCGCCCCTCGGTAGAAGCGCGAAGTAATTTCGTTGGCCCAACCTTCCACGCCTTGGGTGGCGCGTGCATCACTGAATAGTTGCAGGGCGAAATCCATCATGGAGTCTGTCAACAAGCCCAGCTTCTCCAGTTCCATCTTCTTGCGCTCACGTTCCATCTTATTGATTTGTCCGAGCGACAATGCAACGCCCAGTGCTTCGCGCAGGGCTTTAGCTGATGCCTTGCGTTCTTCTGGGGTTTTTGCCGCCGCCATTTGGAACGCTGATTCCGTCAAGGACACGGGCACAATCAAAGCCATGAACGCGACAGTAGCGACCATACGTGCCACCGCCGCTGGGCCGCGAAGCCACTGGGCCGAGCGCACTGCTGGTAGGCCCATGACCGCGTCGATAGCGCGAAGTGCTACCTGCTTCTGGTCTGCGCTCAAACGCCTATCATTCAAGAAGTCCGCCAAGTCGTTACCGTTAGAGGTAAGTATCGGCTTGCCTTCGTTATCAATTTTGAATGCTCCGAACTCTTTCACGAACTCGGTGTGTTGTACCGTGCGGTTCAAATATGGAGGGATTACTTTGGATGGGTCGCGTACGATATAGTCGCCGAATACCCAGTTGGGTAATTCGATAGAGCGGCGGCGCATATTCCCGGACTCATTCACCCCGATAGTCTGCACCAATGAGCCGACCTGTTGAAACAACTGCCCGTCTTTCGCCATCAACAAATCATACAGCGCATATGCGTCACTCTCACTTACGCCATCCACGAACGTGGAAGTGTTCTCCACCACTGTACGGACAAACCCCTCGCGGTCGTCTGCCATTTTTGAGAAGTCGAATATGCGTGGGGCGTGGCGCTTACGTTCTGAACTTAGAACCATGCTACCCTGACCCATAGGCACTTCGACGATTCGTCCATTGCGGTAGATGATGTTACCCTGCTCGCCCTCTTTAGGTTCACGCAACACTGGTGATGCCGCGTTGGTTTCCATCTCTTGCAGTTTCACTTCTAGGGTAGAAGTCAACTCCTCGTCGTTGGTGGCACGCGCGGCGCGCAGTTGCTCAACCAATGCTTTGTGCTCCGGCTTGGCGCGTGCCGCCTCAATCAAACGATTGGCTTCCGCTAAACCGGCTGCCTTGATGTGGACATCATAGAACTCTTTATGTATTTTGCGGATGCGTTGTAGTTCCGTGCGCTGTGCATCAGTCAGCTTGTAATAGTCATCGGGGCGTTCCGAAATGAATGCATCCCAAGCCGCCTGTCTATCCTCTTTAGATAACGTGCTAAAGGTGGAGAAATAGCGCGAGCGGAATAGGTCAACACTACGCTTTACGTTATCCTCATACTTGGTTAGTCGGCGGCTTATAGGCCCGTTCGACATACCCAAAGCGGCTTCGATAGACTCGATGGTGCCGATTGCAGAGCGTACGAATGACGAGAACTGCAACGGGTACTTATCGCCGAGTGTACGGTTCACTGCCTCGAACGCACGTGCAATCTTGGTCTTCTGCCCTACACCTACTGGGGTAGGCTCTGCGGTGGCCCTGCGGAATAAGAACCCGGCGTAGTCGGCTGGGTTGGTGCGAAGCTGTGCCCCGCTCTTAACTCCCTTGGCTATGTCCTCCACGATAGTGCGAAGTTCCGCTTTCGACTTGATGCCTTTGATTAAACCGAAGCGGCGTAACACTTCGGACACCATGCGTACCACGCGGTCGAAGGCCTGACCCAATGCGCCACGTGATTCTTCGGCTACCATTGCGAACACTTCCTCGGCACGTGTCGCCTCGTCTACGTTATTGTATCGGCGGTCAACGCTCTCCCAAACTTTCTTGAAGCCGGGTGCGTTGCGGGTTTTTGCGATAGCGTTTAGTAGAGCGGTCTTCTGCTCCGGCGAAAGAATGTTAAGGCCGAAGTGAGCATAGACTTCATGGCGGAAAGTACGCTCGGCTTCTTTTCTATTGCGGTTGTTCGCCGCGAATAGGATAAGGGTGTTCGTTGTCGGATTATATGCACCGAAGGACGTAGTCGCTTCTGGGCTACGGACAAGTGCGTCCGGGCCAAACGCCTGTTCAGGGGTGTCAAAAATAAGAACTTGGGCCTTATTAGTTTCCAGTCCGGTGTGGGCATCTTTCATACTCTGCAAGAAGGAACGAGCCTCGGATAATGACATATCCGATTTCTGTTGTCCATCCGCCTTACGGAAATCAAAGTCGTCCGGGTTGTATCCATCACGTTCGCTGGCCGTTGCTTCTGCCACATCACGTTCTAGGTTTGCGTCTAGTTTCTTTTTGGCTCTGGCTTTATCGGCTACCTTTTGAGTTTTGGTGCTATCCGATGCCGTGCCTAATGCTTCCGGGAAAGTCGCTTCGATTTCATCCTTGACAGTCTTCAAGTCGTTAGGTACTTCATACCCACCGAAACCATCAGAGAAATGTTCGCGGATTGTAGCCGCATCCTTCGCATTGATACCCAACTCTTTGACGGCTTGGTTCACCATCGCTACCGCTTCTTCATCATATAGGGTAGCTTGCTTCGCCTGCTGGGTAGGTTCGGCTTTAGGTGGTTGTACCTGCTGGGTAGGTTCGGCTTTCGCCTGCACCTGCTGGGCAGGTTCGGCTTTAGTTGGTCGCGCCAATCTGCTCTGGGCTTCATCGACTGCCGCTTGTGCGATATTGCGTGGGGACAACACTTGGCCAATATCAGTTAAATATTTATTGGCTGATTCGGCCACATCCGCTGGTACACGCTTCAAGGAATCTAAGTAAGCCGCATAGTTTCTGTCTGTACCGAACCAAGTGCTTGACCTTGATGAATAGAATAGCTTCCCAATCGCGTTGCTTACATCATCAGCCGTCACCTCGACCTGCACTCCTGCGTTCGCCAATCTCTCATTCAGGGCTTTGGCATAGGCATCGGCCTTACGCTGGATTCCCAACGCGAAGGAATGTACGTTGGCCGCGGTGGCGCGCGCCGCGTCTAGTTTCGCTTTATTGGTTGGGCCGACTGGTTTTGTAGCCTCGAACGAATCGAACGTCACCTGACTGGCCGGTTTTGCTACTGGCTTGGTTGCCTGTGCTGGTGCCACTTCTTCTTTCGGCGTTGGCGCTTTTGCGGGTTCTTGTTGCGTCGCGGCATTGGCTACCTCCTGTACAGGTGAAGTAGGATTAAGTTTGCCCAGTTGTTCACGCAGTTGGTCGACCTCCATCTGTAGCATACCGATGTCGTCCTGTACCTTCTGGCCAGACGTACGAGCAATGGCTTTGTTCTTAGCCTGCGCAACTAGGTTAGAAATCGTCTTGGACTGGATACCCTTGGCATTGACCAATGCGTTCTCGATGATGGGGTCTGCCTTATCTACTGGGGTGCCTACCAGTTGGTCTACCAACTGACGCACCAATGGGGAGCGGCTTGGCGTCCCCAAATCTGCTTCGGTGAATACTGGGTTGCCGACTGTCGCCTTGAGTTGTTCTAACTCGGCTGTCTTCTTCTGCAACTCGGCCTGCTTAACTGCCGCGAGTGTCTGGGTCAGTTTAGCCAATGCACTGTCACGACGAGCGCCGCGTTTCTCTTGGCGTAGGCGCTGGGCTTCGGCTTCCTGTTGAGCGGCTTGCTCCTCCGCAATAGAGCGTTGACGATTGGCCGTAGCGGTGTCCATAGCCACCAACGATTCAGTAGCGGCATCCTCGACTCTCTGCTTACGCTCACGCAAGGCTTGGAATACATTGGTCAATGACCGTACCGCGTCTTTCTTATCGGCGGCGGCTTGCACCATCTCCCGTGCGGCGGCAGATGATTCGCGTCCAGATGCCATCTGTTCTGCCAGTCCGGGGTTAGCGTCTTCGTAAATCTGCCCGGCTGTACGTCCGGCCATATCGAATAGTTGCATCTGCGGGGCGGCGGTATCTGTAGTAGCAGGTTGCGGTGTTTGTTCGGGTAGCAATGAACCTCGCCCTCCAAACAAATCGTAATTCTCTCCGCGTGGCACTGCGTCGAACGGAGGTCTACCCGGTTGTGGCGGTACAGCAATCGCTTCGCCAGTAGCTTCTGGCGCGCTCGTCAAATCGCGGAGCATACCCAATACATTGACGCGTTGACGCCCTACGCGGCTCGCCTCGGCGTTGTAGGCCAATGCTGTGTTTTTCAATTCCGCCATCAACCGGTCGAACTGCGCGCGATTCTCTGGCGTGGGCTTACTAACCATGTCGTCCTTAAGGATACGCGCACGCGAAGCTAGGGTCGTCAACTCGGATTGGAGGTTGTCCGCTGTGTTGTAGACATTCGGGTTGACGCCAATGCGAGGTACAACATTCGCCGTAGGTTGTCCGTTAGCATCGAACAAATCAAGCTGGATGCCATTCTGTTGCACCTCCGGTAACGGCTGTGTAAGGTTGCGTGATGCCGCGTATTCTGCAATCTGTTGCTCGCGCATTGCATCTGCCGCGCCGGGTAGAAGTTGACCAGCCCCGTCGAACATCTCGATGTTGGTTCCTTTCGGCGCGTCCCGCATACCGGTGTTGTCGGGTTGTTCCGCAACTTGTGGCGGCGCTTGCGTCTGCCCTCTAGCAAGTCCTGCTACTGCGGCTACTGGTGCGGCGCCAATCATCTCCTGCCACGCATCTTGCGCAATCATGTCCTGCCCGTAAGGGGACAACAGTTCGTAGTCGCGGTTTCCTTGGTCAACTGCGGCTCGGTTGATAACCCCCTGCGCGGCGCCAGTAGCCGCCTCACCCGCCAAGATTCCGCCTGTACGCGTCGCATAGTTATCCGGTAGAGAGAATGGCGACCCATGACCCGCCGGTACATTATCGACTTTACCTGCCAAACGACCGGCCACGCCTGTATACGGAACCATATCCAGCGCGGTGTTCAGCATAGATGGGGCTACTGCGTTACGGATTGAATCCGCGTCAGACATACCATGCGATTGCTGGACATTGACGGATTCACCGAACGCATATGGATAATTGGCGATGGCGCCTGCCGCCAAGCCACCGACCGCTTTGGCGGTACTGCTAAGTCCTATCGAGCCAAGCGTAGCCCCTGCACCGATACCGGGGATAAGGGCTGTACCCAACTGCCCGACACCTTGGCCCATGATGTATGGGATAGAGTCGCTTGCCAGTCGTCCAGCCTGTTCGGTATTGAACTTCGCTTCGGCAACATTACGACGGAACCCGGCTTCATCATCCACCATCAGGCTTAGTCCGGCTTTCAAGTAATCCAACCCCGCGCCGAACTGGTCGGCCACCGATGCTAGACCGGAACCGAATGAGCCTATATGCCCCGGGTCTACTGCGGTACTACCCGCCTGTTGTGCAATCTGTTGGTTCTGTCGCGCTTGCGCTTGCGCCTGTTCATCGGCGGCGCGTTGCTGGGCGAGTTGATTCAAATAGTCTAGTGGCGAAACTGGCATAGCGCACCCTTACAATAATGATTAGTCGGGCTAATTATAACATTAACGGTTCTGCTGTGACATATTGTAGTAATCGAGATTCGCAGCCGCCTCACGGAAATGGTTGAACCACGCCTGTTGCGGGTCATCCGCGTTATCTAGGTACTGTTTGTACTCCTCCGGTGTCACGCCTAGCGCCTTTGAAATATCATTGATGAATCGAGAACTCATACCGATACGCAACGTGTCAGCATATTTCGTCGCGCCAGCCTCGTCCATCTTACCGTCCCCACGCTGGAATAATTTACCAACCATGTCTACGGTTCGGTTCCTCAACGCCTGACTATAATCCGTACCGGATTGTTTAGCCGACTGCGCCCCAATCCCGGCGAATAGACCGTTGGTTGGGTTGTCGCGTGTACCATCGGCGTCAAACGGCATGGTGCGTGCGCTACCTACCTGCTCCGAGAAAAGGTTGTACTGGTCTGGGGTGTACCCCATATAGGCGGCCTGTCGCGCTACTAATCTCCCGTACATAGCTGGGTTTGGTAACTTCTCGCCCGGCGTTCTATCGAAATTAATCGTCCAGCCGTAACTATCATCTACGGCTTTCTTGCCCAACTCCGCCAATGACGCGTTCGCGGTGACGGCGTCCGGTTGCAAGGTGCGGATAACATCACCTACATATGCCGCTTGTTTCTCGGCATCATCTGGGTACAAAGCCTTAGCTACATCCATGTGATAGGACATATTGGTATCGCGCAGGTCGAGTCGGCCTTTCTCAAAATCCATTGGATTCTTCACGCCCATCTCGTAGTTATAACGCCCTTGGTCGCGTCCCTCTTTATTGATAGCTATAGCCGCATCAAGTGGGTTTTTGTTCTTGGTCGTGGAGGTTGTTGCGCCCGGCATCTGCAATGTGCTACCGACATTCGCTCCCATATATGCGCCGCCGCCGATTTGCGGTGAACCTGCCATGCCGCCGAGTTGTGTCTGGCTCTGGGCGGTCGGCAACGGTACGGCGAGTCCATATTCGCGCGCCAACACTGCGGCGGCGTGCGGGTCGTTGGCGGCTAGATTTGATATGGCCGCTAACTGTTCTGAATATAGATTGTATCCTGCCATATCAGTTCCCCATCAAATCAATGGAATCAATAGTCGAGTTGTACGGGAACGTACTGCTACTACCGCGTTTTGAGAATTCTATATTCGCCTGTCCGTTTGCGAAGTCGGGCATTATATATCGCAAGAACTGTGGGCCAAGTGTTACCCCGGCTTGTTGCGGTTGCGGTTGTGGATGCACAGACGCCCCTAGTGCGCCCAAGCCTAGTGCTGTACCCTGTGAACCCGCGCACATAGAAGGGTTAGCCATGCAGTTCATAACTGTCTGCATATAACGATTCTGTAGGTTCTGACCGCCGGCTCTCTCTACGCCGTACATATTCGCTGGGTTCAGGTCGCTCATACTCCAGTCCAATGCACCCCATTTATACTCCATCTCGTCGCCATGTATCTTCTCATTGGACGCGATTTTTTTATCCGTGTCCTTGGCGCCAGCTTCGATTTGCATTTTGGTGCGCCCGTCCGCCCCGTTCTCGCGTAGCGTGGCTAGGAATTTATCAGCGGTGATGCGGTCATCGAACTGTCGTCTACCTTCATCGAAACTTCTCTGCCAACGTGTCTGTGCTATCGCAGCGTCCTCGGCGTCGCGCTTGCCCTTGTAATACTGGTCAATCAGTGTACCTAGTCCAGCCAATGGGGAAATGACTTGTCGTTGGGGGATTGCGTACTCTGCCATTACTCTTTACCTTCCTGTTTCTGTCCGGCCAGTTCTTTCACTGCCGAAATCAATAACCCAATCAATCCGGTGTAGTTCACGCGCTTATAGCCATCGTTACCTTCCACCACAAACTCCGGTAGTACCGCTTCGACTTCCTGTGCGATTACGCCTGCGTCTGCTTCACCGTTCTCTTTCCAGTTCCACGTTACGCCGCGGATGGCTTGCAGTTTCTCCAATGCGTTTTCAATCGGCTGGATGTTTTCTTTCAAACGCTCGTCCGACATCATCAAGCCCATACCTATCATGGCTATGGCGCTCGATGCCATAGCCGCGTTCTGCTGTTGTGCCGCCTGCTCCTTGGCCAGTTCTGCCGAGCGTTCTTGCGCTTGACGGGAGGCCTCGTTCGCGGCCGCAGTACCGATACCATCAACTGCCTGATTCGATAGGCCTCGACCCAATGCCGCCATCTGTCCCAGCATGGCGATGTTGCTATTACGTTCTGTCTGGGCGGTATCGGTCAATGCACTGGCCTTCCCTGCTGTCAAATTCAACAGGTCGGTTTTACTCCGCCCCATCGCTTGGCGCTGGTTGGGTTGTACCCCGTAGCGTTGGTTCATCCGGTCGCCGATAGTGAATAGCGGGGAATTGACCTTGTCGAAATACTTGCGGGCATCGGCAACGGCTGTCCCGTTCTTGCTCACCATGTCGATGATTGAGTTCTCGAACGGGATGTACTTGTCTTGGTAATACCCATACTGACTGCGCGCGATGTCCGCCATCATCTGGTCTGGCGTGGATTGCGTCTGCACAAACATCTTATCGGGATTCAATGCCGCTTGTCGTGCGAGGGTATCGGCTGATTGCGATGTCACGTTATTGGTTAGTAGGTTTGTATAATTTGGAACTGCCATATTTACCCCGTATATCCTACTGACCCGGCGAAGTTAGTATTCTGCGGTGTACTATACTTACGCATAGCCGCCGCGTTCTGTTGTGGGATGACATACTTATTCATGCCATAGGAAGTGCCGGCATCCATAATTGACGTAGCCATACTGGTATTGAAGGCTGAATTGGCTATGTCGCGGGATACTTTATCGGCGAACATCTGGTTGGACTTATCACGGGCCATATTCGCGGTCGTGTTGTACGCACCCAACGCTTGGTTGCTGATGCCGGAACCGAGGTCAGCCAGTGCTTTGGCTTGGGTTAAATAGTTCTGTCTAGCATCAGACAGACCCCCGGCAATACCGCCATACAAGGTGCCACCGATGTCGCCCAAGGATTCGTACCCGCCATTACCCGTGGCCAGACGTAGTGCGTTGTTGCGAGAGATATTGCCTGCGGCTACTCCGCCTTGTGCAAGGTACGGCATGACAGCCGCGTTGCGTGCGGCTTCCGAATTCAGGTCGCCTACCCTAGCTTGCAACTCTGCCTCAACCGGCATATACCGTGTGATGAAGTCGTTCCACTTATCACGTGATATTTGTGCTTGTGCTACCTCGGCTTCTGTAATCGGGATGTCTACGCTCCCGCCGCCACCTCCAGCCATGTTAGACTCCTATCTGGTATGTGCGCCCTATCTCGGCGCCTTTAAATACTTTAGCCCACCCTTTCCGGGTGGAGTTGAATTGGATTCCTTGTGCCCCACATTCTTTCGCAAACTCGCGTAGAACCTGCAATAGCCAGCGTTGCGCGTTTTTGTTCGGTACGTCCGCATAATCCATGTGGACAAATAAATATCTCCCCCCAGACAACGGGGTCGAGATACTGAATAGCATGAACGCCGGGTGTGATGGGTGTTGCAGGTAGAACAATACGCCGTCACTGATTAACTCAATCAACCAGTCGGCGTCGTACTCCATATTGAAACGTGCATTGATGTGCTGTACACCTTCACGTAATAGGCTGTAATCAGTATCCACCATAGACCGTCACCCCCACCACATTGCCGCGTTCGCGGAACGCTCGGCGTGATGCGCGTTCAATACCGGCTTTATACCGGTTGTAGTAATACTGACCCTTGCTCGCATTACCCCACTCTGCATTCTGCATGAGTAGGTTGGCGATAGTACCGTCGGTAAGTGTGGTGCGATGGATGCCGATTAGCTTGTCAGGTATGGCCGCGTCTATTGTCCGTGGATAATAGACGGCATTGACTTTACCGTTCGCGGTACGAAGTGGGGTTGGGTGTACCCGCAGACCATCTAAGGTTTCCGCGAAACGTAGAGGCTCGCCGGCCGCATCAGGTAGCGTATAGAAGTCACGCTCGGCAATAGCCGTTAGTTCCCGTTTATCGGAGGTAAGCCATACTACGCGGTAGATGTCAGCACCCTTGGGCGCCTCGACTTCCAACGTATCCAACCCTTGCAAGAACAATACTTCCGAGTTCGCATTCCACGTTTCAGTTTCTTGGAAGAACTCGCGTGCGATGTCGACCAAGTTCTGCTGGAGAATGAAGTCCGGCACCAATGGCGCCACACTCTTTATGCTCGGAAGTAGGTCGCGCAGGGTAGCCATTTATCACTCGCCTGCTGGTACTGCTTTAGATTTTGATTTTGATTTTGTCGGTGCGGCTTTCTGCTCGACATGGGTTGCCCCCGCACGGATACACGCATCGACTAAGAATTCTGGTACATCACGTGGCTCGGTGCCGATGATGATAGTGTGTGCGCCTTGTGTGACGCGGATGGTTTCTTTCGCTACGACTTTGGCCATCTTTCTACTCCTGATAGATTAAGGGGCGGTTTCCCGCCCCTACCGCTCCACTAAATTACAGTGCAACGTCCAGTGCTAATACACCGAAGTCTTCTACAGCACCAGAGTATGTGCTGTGGAACTTAGGCTTACGCAGGCCGAACAACTTGTTGACTGCGATACCGTAACGGTTTTCGTAGTCGAAGTCTTTTTCAACCCAGTTAGGTGCGCCAAGGTCAACATAACCCAGTGCTTGTGCGCCACAGATTAGTACGCGAGCACCGTTTACATCGCCTGCCGCACCCCACTTGTTACCAGCAGTAGCGCCAGCAGTGTTGAATACGTGGCGGTATTCGTGAACAATCAGGCCGTCAACAGTGATGTCATCTGCACCTTTGAACAGTTCAGAATTCATACCCTGCTGTGTAGCCGCAGAACGTACGTTCGCCAAGTAGTCTGGGTCTAGGCGTAGTTTAGCCATCGCCAATGGAGTAACGAACACGTGGAAGTATTCCTTACCGCCTTCCATGATTCCGCGAACACCTTGGTCTTTTAGATAAGCCTTGGCCAATACCAAACCTTTGTAAGACAGAGTGTCAGCAGGAACGATAGCAGTAGTATCGCCGGCGTCCAAATCACCAGTTGAGGCATTCCAACGCAAATGACGTCCGGCAGTCGGAGCAGATACGTCTGCCGCGAATTCCAATGAAGTCACTTCCGATGCTACGTTACGCGCGGCACCGTTAGAGCGTAGAGAATAGTCAACACCAGACAGAGTCAGGAACGCCAACTCGTCGATGATGTTAGCCAAGCCATAAGACAACTGGTCTTTAGCTTCCTTACGGAACTGGATGATAGACTTCTGGTCAGACATACGACCGGTGTTGGCGTGTGCCAAACGGAACTGGTCGAAGCGGATGTCCATGTGGTAAGAAGTCATCGTGTCTTCTTTACCTTGTAGGACGTTGTCGCCTGCTACACCAGTGTAATCAGCGTTAGCCAACAAAGTCATAATGGCTTTGTTGCCGCCTTTGTGTGACGCGTTCAGTTCAGTGATTCGCTGAATCATTGAGTTAGAGCCAGTGCTCAAGAAACGAGTCAAGAAGGATTTGTTGCGAACCTCTTTCCAGAGTTCCATAGACCAAGCGGTACGTTGTTCAGGCTGTAGCGCCGCGAAGTTCGTACCTACTGGGGTGTCATAAGCTGCCATAAGGCCTCCTAAAAATGCAGTAGTCAAAAAAGAAATTTTGGTGTACGGGGAATATCGCTTACCCTAGCGAGAACAACAGGCTTTACAGAACCCGAAACTGTACGGTTCGCTCACCGTAAAGAGAGGAAGGATGTCGTCCCTACCCACTACGACAATTAGAATGGTATAGGAAACTTATGCGTATGTCAATTAGTCCGACTAATTATTTTACAGAAAATAAGAAACCCCACTGACGGACGGCAATCTATCAGCGGGGCTATAGGAGTGATTAATGATACTCCCCGCCGGTGCAACGGTGGGGAGTATGAAACTCATTTGTTATGGACGCAAATGAAAAACGACACTTCATAGAAGTGTCTTTATATTAGTCTGACTAACCTTTAGTGTCAAGCCAAGAACTGGTTCTTGATACTATCGGGTAGCGCCTCCCATTCATCCTGCGACATAGTGGCCGGATTGATTTTCACTGTTTCCGTACTGCCGCGAGAAGAACCGGCGTTAGTCGATGGTGGCTGTTTGTTGATAGCGGCTACCTTACGCTCAAGGCCCGGGTCTGATGGTTTAGGGGCTTGTTCCTGTGCGGCTACCAACGGTTCTACCTGCTGTTGTGCCTGTGCTGGTGTCAGGATTCCAGCCTCTTGCAAGTCAATGATGGTGCGCTCAAGTGCCTGTGTACGCGTCATACCCTGCTGTGCCACATACGCATCGCCGATACGGACTGCCATCTGTGCCAATCGTGGATTGAATTGTTCGCTCGCCTCATTGAACACTGGGAAGTTGCTGACGATTTCATCCAAGCGTGCGTTGAACGCGATGTCATCGCGCACGCGAGTGTCCACCGTCTGGGTCTGCATCTGCATCTCCTGCAACAACGTGCGACGCTGGTACTCGGAAATCTCTCGACGGATGGCCAATGCCTTCTCGGTGTCGCCTTCAATCAAGGCATCATACTCTGCCTTAATCTTGGCGGCTTCATCGAACTCCTGTTGCGGCTGGGCCTGCTCCTGTTGCGGCTGTTTAGCTAAACGTGCAATGAACTCACGTAGGTTGGCTACTTCCTGTTCTGCCGTGCGGCGCTTGGAAATCTCGTCATCCAGTCGTGACTTCGGTACACGAATGTCATCGCGCGTTTGCTCCTGTTGCGGTTCGGGTTTAGGCTCCGCAGTAGGTTCGGGCTGTGGTTCTGGTTCTGGCTCTGGTTCTGGTTGTGGCTCGGGTTGAGGTTCTGGTTCAGGCTCCGGGTCGGCGACCATCAAATCATTACCGAAGTCCAACTTCGACGTGTCGATGTCGTCGATGTTGGCCATGTTGAATTCTTCCAAATCAAGTTTAAGTTGCTCGCTCATTTTAGGCTCTCCTGTTAAAGTCCGTTCGCGCCGGCTTTGACGCTTTGTTGCTGGTTATATCGTCCGACTTGCCCTTGGTGTTGACGCATACGCCCGGCTTCTGCCTGCATCTGCGCTACCGTTAGCTTCGCCATCAATTCATTAGTCTTATTGGTCAGGTCTGTTTCAGATTTCATGCGCTGTTGTTTCAGGGCAAATGCCGGTGACAGACTGTCCGCTTGCGCCTTCGCCACGTTGCGCATGGTTTCAGATTGTGTCTTACCAATCTCGGCACGCAGTTCCTCAAGTTCCAGCATCATGCGCTCCAACGCCATCTGTTGCTGGGCCTGCATCATCTGCTGTTCTTCTGGGCTAGGCTGTCCTTGGCCCATCATCTGACGAACACGTTCCGCAATCTCGTACTTGTTCTCCAAGTGACTATGCTCGATGACTGCGTCGTCTGGGATGATGACCCCAGCGTTGCGTAGCTGGATGACTTCCGCGAACTGTGACTCCTCGAAGGTTTCACGAGTAGGCACGGTGTCAATAACCACGTCGTACTTACCGATAGACAAATCATTCAATACGCCGCTGGCGGTCATCATATTCAACTGCAACATTTCCGGCGTCGCATTAGGCGCGTTACTTGAAGTCACGCGTACGACGCGAGGCTCGGTGTAATACTGCTGGAACAGGTCGAGTACACGCTTGGCCAGCAAGTGACGGGAGTAGTCGAGGTTGTCGAACACCACCTGCAACTGTGCAAGGTTCTGGCTGATACGACCCTCCAGCACCACGCCAGATACCTCTGGGCTACCCTCACCCAACATATACTCCGATACCCCGGAGATTTGGCGTAGACTAGACATCGCCATCTGCGCCAAGTCACGTACCCCTGTCGGAATCTGGTTAGGCTGGATTTTCTGCGGAGCCTGACGCCCGTGTGCAACCTCCATGACCAAACCCGTCTTGGCGCCGTGTGTGCGCAACTCTGCCGCTGTCATATTGACCAGCGAGCCTTCCTCCATAATCCAACCGCTATTAGCCGTGGTGTTGACGATGTGCAACGCCTGCGAACTAATCTTGTTGAACTGCTCCTGCGGGTCGAGTAGGTTACGCACCAGACCGAATGGACGGCCACGACGGAAGTATGGGAAGAACGGTACGACTGTGAAGGCCTGATACGGCGACCAATCATCGTGCAATAGCACGCTGTCGGCTGAAATAGTCCAGCGAATCTGACTCTCGGTGCGCTCTACCACACGTAGGTTGAACTGCTCCTGCATAGCGAGGATGCGTTCTTCGTCCATATTATCGGGGATGACAGAGGTATCACCCGTCGTGAGGTCGACGAAATACTTCATCACGCGCATCTTGCGATACTGGCGCTCGATGACACGTACCTTGCGCACTGACTTACCTTCGGAATCTACCCCGGCGGAGTTATAAGTGCTGGTCGTACCGTTGTCGGTGTCGCCGTACGTTTTGGAACTGGTGAATGTGACCGAGTCGTGGCCGTAGGTCGCGCTGGCGTTATAGGCTAGTGCGGCAACTTCATTCGCCTTCTCCTCGCCATACAAGTCCTCGATGTCGTCAACTGACATCCAGCGTGAGATGAACACCTCTTTCCACTCGGCAGGGTCATACTCTTTGGCATCCGGGTCGATAAGGACTGACAGTGGGTCGAGGGTCTTGATGGACACGTCGCCTCGCAGGTTCTCGTCGAAGTCCATACGCACCTCGAAGAATCCGCGCTCCATAATCAGGCCGTCCTCGAATATCATGCGCTCGCGGCGGTCATACATATTCGCGTTACACACCTGCATATAGAGTTTGCTCAACGCATTGGCGACGCCATCATCACCCTCACCCGCCGGAATGAAGCGTACGTTCTGGCGCTTGTTGACGTAGGCGCCGATAACTGCATTGACAATCGGCTGTACCATATTGATAGTCAGCGCAGGGCGCTTCTCCTCGTCCAAAGCCTTACGCGTGTCGGCATCCCACTGCTCGCCGACATAAAAGTCCTCGCACTTCTGCGCCAATTTGACGTAGTCAGCGTGGCCATTATCCCGTGCGCGCAGGTAGCGGTCGTAGTTGTTACGCGCTATCTGGGTGCCATCGAACTTCTTTTTGGCATCTTCGACCGCATCTTCGGTCAAGTCATTGCCTAATGGTTCTGGTTCCATCTCTTACTCCTATACTACGCGGATAGGTATCCGCTACCGGTTGAATTTTTGTTGATGTATTTGTGCAGGTCGTCCTTCCATGATTTCTTCTTAGGAGGCTCACGCTTCTGTGGTGGTATGACCATGTTGATGGCAAAGCCGCAATAGGCGAAGGCGTCGACTTGGTCGTCGTTACGTCCGTTGGGGAACTTCAACAGTTCCGCCTCGAAGTCTGTCAGCCACTCGGAGCGTTCCGGGAAGAACACTTTGCCCTGCTCCAGTCTGGCGACGATGTTCATCGCACGTCCGACCTTATTGGCACGTCCGGGTTTCAACTTCTCCAAGCGGATGAACGCCTTGCGCTCATTCATGCGCTTGACCAACATCGGCTCGATGGTCGCGGCAATTTGCCCGACCTCCAGCCCGGTCAACTGCGCCTTGTATTTCTGGTGCGTGTCGATGATGCGCTCGACCAACTCGATAGCCGAGAATCGACCACGTATCACGTCGAGGATATACAGGTCTTGATTGCGGTCTAGTGCGGCCACCACGCCCACCGAGTAGTCTGTGCTCTTACCGGTTGACAAGTCCCATGTCACCATGACAGCGGTGTCCTCCTGCTCCGGGAAGTCGGCACGGGGTTTGTATTTGAAATTCGCCGCTTTGAACAGGTCGCCCTCTGCCGGTACTGGGTTCTGCTGGTACAGACTGTTCCAATCCCGCGTACCCACCGAGGAGCGGATACGGGCCAAGGCCTGCTCGTTATAGCGTTCAGGGTGCAAGGCCTCTCCCGCTTTGCGGTTCGGCTCGTCCTCCTCGGCAATGGCAGGGTAGCGGATGACTTTGAAGTTCTCATGCTCCAGCGCCTCAAGGTATCCGCCCAAGTCGTCCTCATGCCAGCGAGTGAATAGAACCAATAACCCTCCGCCGGGCATTAGTCGGGTGTATGCCGTGGAGGTAAACCAGTTGACCACACGTCGACGGTAGGCTTCTGACTCCGCAGACTCACGGTCTGGGTACAAGTCGTCCAGCACCATGATGTTCGCACCCTTACCGGTCAAGCCGCCACCTACACCTACCGCGGTGTAGCTTCCCATCTCGGTGGTTTTCCATGACTCGACAGCGGCCATGTCGGTATGCAGATGGGTGGCGGGGAAGATGGCGGTGTAGTCAGGCTCGCGTAGCATCTCGCGGGTCTTCTTCGAGAACTCCACTGACAGGTTGGCGGCGTAGGAGGTGACTACAATTTCATTTCGTGGGTTTTTACCGAGTGCCCATGCGGGGAAATTGATGGATGACAGGACTGATTTACCGTGACGAGGAGGCATATAAATAGCCAAACGTGGGGATTCCATCCGTTCGACGGCCTCATAGAATTCTTGCAATGCACTGATTATCTCCTCATGCACCCACCCCATCTTATAGCCGGGGTTCATGTGAATGACGAAGTCGCGCAGGTTCCGGCGGGCCAATTCACGCTTGACCAACTCCTGCATGGCTTTCTGTTTCAATGGCGGCTGGGATGGTTGTGTCATAGTTCCTCGAACTCTCCCTCGATGACTTCCTCGCCGGACGCGATGCGTCGCAATTCGTCATCGGTTAGTCGGGCTAATTCTTCCATTGAAGCACCGGCGTTGATGTTTATCTGTCGCTCCGGTGCATACAGACCGTTCATCTTGCCCAGTTCCTTCACGGCGGCGACGCGCTGTGCCGAGTTCTCGGCGGTATCGTAGGCGTCCAGTAGCATCTGATTCAGTAGTGGGCGGGTGATGCGCCCCATGTCTTTCAGCTTCTTGCGCGCTTCCTCTACAGTGACACGCCCGAAGTGTAGGTCAATCTCGTCGTCACTCACGCCGTTTGCTTTCGCCTGCAACGCCAAGCCCTGCTCCATCGTCAGAGGCGCTTGGTATCCTGCACTCTCCAGCAGGTCTACGGCATCTTTGAATGAACGCTTTGCCATTATATGGTTAGTCCGGCTAATCTCATAGTGGAATAATATAACACAACTTGCGCAGGGTTACTCGGGTTTGTAGCCATGCTTCTTCGCTTCTTCCATTAACTTGTCCTCCACGAACTGGCGGTAGTTGAACCCGCCGGGTGTGGTTGCCTTTAGGTAGTCGAACGCGGCTACGGTTTCTGGGGCGACGAGTGCGCTTAGGGTTTTCTTGCCTTCCCGACGGTACTTGTCGCGCATCCGTCCTACTGCTTCTAGTTGGGTTTGTGGTGTGAGTAGTGACATAGGACTCTCGATATGTATAACTATGGTTATTATAGTTAGATAGCGGGCGGAAGTCAACGGTGGATTTGTATAAGTAGAGTTATACCATATAACTAATTAAAGGATTACCGATGGATTTTTATGGAAATTTGTGCGTACTTTTTCTCCCCTGCTCACCCGCTCGCCGGCCCCCCTCACCGGAACTGGATTTTTGGCCGCCCACTTTTCCGGTTTGCAAATTGACGAAATCAGCAGTCGGCCCTTCTATGGTCGGCGTGGCGCGGTCGTCCGCCCCCCACCCTTACCCATTGCCGCCTAGTCCTTGCCGCTTGCCGCCCGCCCGTTTGCATTAAAACTTGACAATCTAACCCTAGTTAGATAAGATATAGGCAAGTCGAAAGGAAAACCCTTGCGACTTAAGTCGGGCGGTTTGAATGCCGCTTGACAATCTAACCCTAGTTAGATAAGATATAAACCAAAGCACCCATACCCATCAACGGGTAAGGCATCCGCGGCAATCGGGGTTAATATTGCCTAGTGTGTTTAGTGTTCGGATACAAGTATCGCAAGTTATTTGTATACGTGCCCTTGTTGGACACGCGAAACCCGTAGCGGGTACGCCGCCGCACGGGAGCGAATTTAAAAGCGTATAGGCTTTTAATATAACAAGCGCGGGTTATCCCGCGGACGCGGACGCCACTGCAAGCGCGCTATAACCGCGTTTAGATTTAACAGTCTAAATTGGCTTGCCCGACGTCGATAGTTAAACTCTCTTAACCGTGACCTTTGCACGGTAACAGGGTTTAAGTAAACCCCGCCAATGCGGGAATAGCGGCAAATTAATTTGGCAATCGGTTATGGCTAAAGCGTGCGTTTACCTGTTAGCTTTACCCATTGCGGATTGCCGGATTAAGGGTTAAGGATTAAGGATTAAGGATTAGTTAGAGTATGGGCATTGTGTAACAGTGCCCATATCATAACCAATCAACCACATGAAAAGGGGTAACACAAAATGACCACTATCAAATCCGTTTCAGACTTCAACAAAAAGCTATCCGTTATCGGTAAAGCCGACGAAAAACTGCACGACGATATACAGGCCTGTATTGTGTTTGCGGTCAAACAAGTGAATGAGCATGAACAATTCACGCCGTTAAACGACCTTATGGCCGCCGTCGGTGGGTTGCGCACCGCTTTGAATAAGGCCGTACGCCAATATCTAGTCTTGAAGCATAATATAGCGTTTGACGCTGAGAATAACACTTTCGGTAAAAAGGCTAAGGGCAAGCCGGTCGAGTTAGTCATGAAAGAGGGCGCGTTCTATGACGCCATTAAAACGGCGGCTGAGAAACGCGCTAAGGCGGCGGCTGAACGGAAAGCGGCAAAAGCAAACGACGCGGGCGAAAGCAATGGCGAAACTGGTGATGGCACGCCATTCAGTAATGTCAAAAAGTCTAAGAATGGCACCATTGCGCAAGCTGAAAGGGCGGTGCTTGATGCATTGGCCAAGTACAGCCACGAAGAGAAGGTTGCCGCACTAAAAGCGGCGCTGGCCGATTTGGATAAAAAAGCGGCGGCGTAATTAGTCTAACTAACAAATGCCAGTTGCATGACTGGCATTTGCATTTATAATGCGCATTGTCACCAGTGCGTATCATAAATGTGTACCATGCAAATGTGTACCATGCAAATGTGTACCATGCAAATGTGTACCATGCAAATGTGTACCATGCAAATGTGTACCACGCACCATGCAAATGTGTACCACGCACCACCAGAAAAAGTGCCCGGCACACATTTTGGAACAGATTTTTTGCATCGGCACACCCTCGGCACACCCAAATGCACACACTCCAGCCCGCTCCAGTAGCGGCCTGCACAACCTGCACAACTTTTTTTTCTATTGGTTGAATAAAATATATATAAATAGAGAAACAAACAAGCCGACAAAAAACTTGTTCCGCTTGTGCCGACGGTTCCACACAATCCACGGTTTCCCTTTAAATTCAACCACTTAAGCGCGGCACAACCCCTTTTTTCTGCACCAGCCCGCACAAAACACGGCACCCGCCGCACAAAACACGGCACAGAAAGCCACGTTCCGCACAAAAATGCACTAATCGAAAAGCCCGCTTAACAAGTGGGCTTTTTCATTAGTACAACCAACCAACCACAAAAGAGAGGTGACATCATGTCAGTTTTCAATCGTACGCAGTGCAACTTATCGAACCGGTGGAGCGCATTGGAATCAAGCCGCCGCGCTTTGGCGGTGAAACTAGATAATTACGCGATAATGGAATTGGGTATTGGTGCGTTCCACGACCCCATCACCACCGCCGCAGACGCGGCCGCACACCACCGCCGTAGTCGTATGCGCACAATCGACCGACTGGGTAAAGAATCCTATCAAGACTTATGCAAACTGCTGGCGCAATATGACGCCGGCGAAGCCGCGGTCGACGACGTACAAAACCGCATCTATCACGAGTGGTTATCATCCTGCCATTCATATTGCCCCGACTTCCCGTCGGATACAACTGAAAGACTAGCGCACATGGGCGCCATCGTATACGTCGATTATTCGACCGACACGGACGGGTATTGTCCGAACGAATACTATCTATCCGGCTATGAGCCAGATGAAGTCGAGCCGTACGACGAGGATGAAGACTATTGCGGCGATGGTGAATATCTGCGTGATTACCACGATTACACGTGCCGGGCACTGCCCGGAACCGACTACTCTACGGCCACCTACGGCGTCGAGCTAGAACTATACCATGACGACCGACGAAACGAGATTGGCGCCGCCATCCGCCACCTAGACGGCGTGCGCGCCTGTAAAGACGGTTCATTGGACGATTACCGCGGGGCCGAAGTCGTCACCGACTACGGCAACTTCGACCCACTGCGCACACACTTAGCAAAAGTCGTAAGCGCGCTGAAAGACAATAACGTCTACGCCCCACGCGATACCGACTACGGCCTGCACGTCCACCGAAGCCGCGATGACCTAGGCATCCGGGGATTAGTCCGACTATTCAATCTTATGAACGATTTAATAGACCGCTCATTCCTGTCTAAAATCGCTGGCCGATGCACCACCTCCTATGCCGCACGTATGGACGAAAGCGACATCCGCCACGTACTGCGCTACGGTAAGCCGTCCGAACGCTATAAGGTCATCAACGCAACAGACCGTACGGTGGAGTTCCGTATGTTCCACACCACGATGAACGACGAGCGCCTAGCGTACCGCCTAGAGTTCGTGAAAGCGTCCTGTGAATTCGTCAAGGTGCGCGGTGTAGGGCTTAAGCCACGCACGAA